CCGCCCACGGGTTCGACAGACCGGTCCCGATGGCCGATTTAAGATCGCCGCCCTGCAGCGCCTGCGCCAGCAGCATGTTGGCCGACGCTCGACCCTCCTTCTCGCCCTGATTGGCTTGGTCCTGCCACGCGGCCCCGACGCCTGACTGCAGCACGCTGCCCAGCATCTGTGTCCAATGGCGCATGCCATCAGTGTCCATGCCGGCCCGCTGTAGCATGGCGCCCTGCTGGCGGCCCGACCGGACTTGGTCAGGCGTCATGCCCGAGTACGGCGTGTAGGAGCCTACCATTTGCCAAGCCTCGACCAGATGTTGCCGCCGACCGACGCGCCACCAGTCATCGGCGCGCTCAGCAATGAGCCCCCAATGCGGGCCAGGCCGCCCAGCATGCCGCTATAGTTCTGCATCTGCGCGTTGTAGTTCTGGAACTCCTGGCCCTTTGACTGATTTGCAAGCCCCGCCACGTCCACGTTGGCCACGTTGACACCCGGCGTGTTGACATACCCCGGTGTCACGACGTTGTTGCCGAACTGCATGCCAGGCTGATACTCGCCCATCTGCTGCGCGCGATTCTGCAGACCCTGGTTGAACATCTGACCCTGCAGCCCAGTCACGAGGTTGTTTCGCGACTCGTTTGCCTGCAGCGCAACGTCCGCCATCTGCGAGCGGTACGCTTCCGACTGCGGGTCAAAACCCTGGTTGGCAAGCCGATTGCGCGCGGCATCCTCCGCACGCTGCAGCCGCGGCTCCATGTTGGCGCTTGCGTAGCCGTAGGCGCGATCGAACGCCGCGTTGCTTGACAGATCCGGCCGGTTGTCGACCGCGTCGAAATACTTTTGCCCCAACCCGGACAGCCCCGACGCATAGTCCTGGCCCATTTGGCCCAACGTCTGGTTGGCCGAGAAGATTGGATTGCCTTGTGCGTCCGTCCCGGTCTGCTGGTAGTCGAGCCGGTTGCCGAACGGGTCCGATTGATTGACGCGGTTGAACGACGCTTGCTGAAACGCATTGCCGGTGTTCTGCGTGCGCGCCTGCTGCGACACCGAGCCCACGTCAAGCGGCGCGGGCGGCTTTGGCTGTCTGAAAAGCGATCCCATGAGCCCTGATCCACCTGCAGTCGTCTGCCATCATGGCGTACCTCAACGCATCGACGCCCACGCCGTAATAGTCCCGTGCCACGCCGTCGAACTTAAACCCCATCTTCGGGGCACCACGCTTAATTGTCTTGTTGCTGCGCGTCGTCGCGATCTGAAGCCGCCGCACGCCACACTCGAGAAAGCACCAGCGAAAGAACCCTCGCATCACACCGTGAGTCAGCGCGAGCGGCGCATAGAGCGTGAGGTCCGCCGTCGTCGGCGTGTGGAACGCGAGCACAAAGCCGCCCCGCAGCACGCCATTGTCATCAATGATGCCGAGCGCCGCGTGCGGAAACACACAGCGGCCGTCCATCCTTGCTTCAACCCACTGCGCCACCGTCCGGTCATGCCCGCGCAGCACCTTCACAGGTAGCCGCCCGGCTCAGCCAGGACGACAAACCCGTTGATGCGTAGCGTCTGATCACTGGCGCCTTGCGAGCCCCACAGGCTTGAGCCCCACAAGCTCACGCCCCACGCCGAACCACCCGACAGAATGCCGGTCTGCGCGTAGAACTTGATCGACCCAAACCGACCAATCGCGGGCGTGCTGATCCAGTCGTTGACCTGGCTGCCCTCGCTCGGCCACGTCGACTGATCCCACACCGCGCCGTCCCATGACGCCGTGACGCTGGCGGCTGAGTTGCTCGACTGAACCGACAGAACCGACGTCTCGGAGAAATCGGTGCTCATGCCAAGGCGGGGCCGAAGCGACCCGCTGGCCGTCGTCAGGCTCTGCAGCATCGAAAAACGTTTGTTCGTGCCGGCATTCCCGAACGGCTGGTAGGCTGTCTGCCCGATCGCCGTGATCGGCCTGTCGATGTCGGCCGAGCCTGTGTCTGCGCGGTACACGCATCCATCCGCCGAGCCGGCAAAGTACAGGTTATCGTTGAACACGACCCATGCGTTGGCGTTGTGCGCATCGAACTCGCACCACGCGCCTGTGAGCGTGTTCATGACATACTGCTTGGCCGACACGGTTTCCGCCGTCGGCACGTTCAAGATCAGCCGCGTGCCTTTGGCGTAGGTGCACAGCTCCCACCCGAACAGCGATCCGTAAGAGCGCGCGGCCTCGTTGATCGCGTTCGAGATGTTCTCCGTGATCGCGCGCCGACCCGCTTGCGAGCTGTCGAGGCTCAAGATCTGCGACAGAGGGAACACGCCTTCAAGCGTGACCAGCAGGACGTCCGCGCCATAGGTGTGAAAGCACCGCCGACCAATTGGCGTCGGCACATCGAACACGCCAACCAAGCTCCACGTGCTGGCACTGGCGGGGTCCGTTCCCTGGTAAACCGCCGCTTGCCCCCGCGATGACAGAAACACCGCGTAATCGTCGGACCCAGAGCCGCCGTCACGCGTCCATGTGGCCATGCCGACGAGGTGGCCGCCCTTCTTGAAGTTGGCGCCCAGATTGAACTCGGTCGCCGCGCCGGCCACAGCGTCGGTCGCCAGATATGCCGCTTTCGTCGAATCCTTGAGCGTGAACCACAACCGCTTTTTGTGCACGTTCACATGGATCACATCGGAGGCCGTAATGCCCGTGATGGACGGCGTCGCCCAGCTCGTTCCGTTGTAGTGCCGCGGCGCATTGGTGCCGTTCACGATGAACAGGAACGCGCCGGCCGCGGTCGTCATGTTGACCCACTGCCAGCGGTTGCCATTCAGGCTCGTCACGGCCGACGTTGCTGCCGCGCTCGCCGTGACATCCCAGATCTTGCCGCCGCCGGCCGCGAACATCTTCGATGATGCTGGCCCTTGCCAGATCATGAGGCTTTCGACCGGCGTCGTGTCAGATGCGATGTCCCACGCATGATATCGATAACCGCGCCGCACCTCGACATAGCCCGGCTGCGGAAACCAGTTCTTCAGCTGCACCGCGCGCTTCACGCTCATAGCGGCGAGCGCAGACGATGCGTCGTAACCTTCGACCGGCGCCGGCACGATGGCCGGGCGAACCACAGCCTTCTGCTTGGGGTTGGGCCGAAACGGCTGGAGCATTACAGATCCCAGTTGCCGTCAGGGGGCAGGGCGCGCGGCGCGCGGCGCAGATCCGCAGGCCCGCCCATCATAATGGTGGGCGCAGCCCCGTCGCGATCGATGCGCCGCTTGACGGCCAGCTCGTAGCTACGGAACGCCTCCGAGTAGTCGAACCCCTTGGCCCGCATGAAGCGCCACACCAGCCCGAGCGTGATGACTTCCTCGCTCAGCACGGACACGTCAGTGTCGGTCGCAAACTCATCTTGTGTTGCCGCTGGTCCGCTGGCGGTGCTGACCCAGTACATCGAAACGTATTCATAGGCGTACAGGTCACCCGCTGTCGGCGTCGGCGTGATGAGCATGTTGTTGCCGCGGATGCGGAACGCCTCGACCACGTTCGGCGCCACGGTCGCCTGGATCGCCTGCCAATCCTGCGGCGAGATCGGCCCGGTGATGTAGTTGTCGCGCGTGCGGTTCCAGAACGAGCCATTGACCATGCGGTCAAAGTCGTCGGGGATCGCACCAGACTGAACCGCCGTCGCTGTGGCGGTGAAGGTTTTCTCCTTCACCAGCCGTTGCCAAGGGTGGCGGTTGGCCAGCTCCTTGCCTTCCTGCTGGGCAAGGCCGAGCATCTGCAGAACAGTCGTATCGGACGAGCCCACGACCAGCGACGGCACGGGGACGCCCAACCGCTTGGCTGCGTTCTGGCAGATGGTCAGCAGGCTCACGCAGCCGCCTCCGTCTCAGCTTTGGGCGGGCGTCCGCGGCGCTTGGGGCGCTCGGAGCCGTCCGGCTCCAGATCATCGGCGTCCTTGGCGCTCTGCGCGAGCACGATCTGGCGCATTTCCTCGAGCTGGCTTCGCAGATCTTCGACCTCGGCATCGCGCTTGGCCATCTCGGCTGCCATGGCGGACTGGTCGCGCGCGGCCAGGAACCGCACAGCGTTCTCCTTGATCATGCGGCTGCCAGGGAGCGGCACGCGATCCACGACACTGTCCGCGCTCTGCGCGATGTCCTCGACACTCTTGAGCCCGAAGTTGCGCAAAACCTCCGCTTGCTCGGGCGTAATGCCAGGCCATGCCGCCAGCGGCGTTCCGGTGGTCGGCATCTCCTGGCCGCTTTTCCAGCGCTCGTACGCCGTTTTGATCGCCTCCCAGCGGTCGCGCGCCATCTGGCCGGCGATGTCCTCGCTGCTGACGTCCGCGCGCACGCGCGACAGCTCCGACACCCGAGCCACTACGGTTGCGCGCTGCGCCATGCCGGGCGCGCAATACTCGACCATGTCGACGGGCTGAATCGTCCCGTCCGGCCGCTTGGGGTACGCGGTCCAAAACTTGATGATGCGGATGTTGATCTTCGCCGACATCTGATGTCCTCAAAGGTTGGGGCGGGAGCCATCCCCCGCCCCATTGCCTCGGTTAGAGCGTCACGCCGATGATGGGGTAGTTCAGGATGCCGGCGGCCGAGCCGTTGGTGCCGCCGCGCGCCGTGGTGAGGAAGATGCCCTCAACCTGCATCGCGCCGGTCCCGCCGTCGTCATCGAGCATGCCGGCCGTGCCCGTGGTGTTGAGGCGCACGTTGGCCGCGCACGACGCCAGCACGTTCATGGTGCACGGGCCGTAGATCTGCACCCACCCGTACTCGCCCGACGCGAACGCGAACGGCGCAACCGCGGCACGATCGCCGCGGGCATCGTTGGAGGTCGACAGCGGCGCCACGACGCCCGAGTGCGTCTCGTCGAACGTGATGACGTCGAACTGCGCGATTGCCGCCGTTGCCCTGACGAAGATGTACGTCTTGCCGTTGTGGTCGGTGATGACGTCGCCGAGGCCGAACATCCGCCCGTCCGTAGTGGACGAGAACGGATTGGTGAGGTGCCACCCCGTGGTTGCACTGGTCATGAGCTGTGATCTCCGTGATTACGTCAGGTCGTGAATGCGGCCCTGCAGGGACCGGTTCGTGCACACCACCTGGCCCATCCAGTAGATGGGCACCAGAACGGCATCCTGGTTGGTCGGCACCTTCTCGTCGTCCTCCGTCCACTTCGCGTCCTCATGCTCGATGAGATAGAGGTACCTGGTGTTGAGGAAATAGCCGAGTTCGGCCGTGGTGCCGTAGTTGGTGTTGTCGTCGAAGATGACCGATGACGTCTTGTACTTCAGCGCTTCGAAGCCCGCCGACGCCATCTTGGAATCGCTGTAGCGCTGCAGGTCCTGCAGGCCGCCCTCATAGATCGAGTACAGGTCGTGCGAGAACACGATGAGGTCCGGCTTGTCATTGCCACGCGTCTGCGACAGCCACTGCGTGTTCATGGCCGCCTTCAGGTTGGCGAACGTGATCGCAGTGCCGCCGCCGGCCGCGATCTCGCCGAACTTGTTGCGCCAGAACGTGTAGGTGCTGGCATTGATGCCGCCGACCGTGCCCGTGCCATCCGCTGTGATGATCTGAGCCAAGCCTCCGATCTGGTTCGACAGCGCACCGTCGGAGTAGATGTCGACGCTCATGTTGTTGGCGGCCGTCGCCATGGCGACGTCGGTGCGCGCCTTGACGAGCTTGATCATCGCTTCCTCAGAGCTGTTCATGCGCAGCTCGCGCCCCGACGCAGTGACGTGCAGCGCAGCCTGCGCCCAGTCGTACTTGGCGGCGCTCAGCACATCGGAAGCGCCGATGTTCAGCGTATCGTAGCCCGAATAGCGCTGATACGTCTGGTTCTCAGCATAGCTGAGCGGCCGGCTGATCTCGTAGCCGCCGCCTTCAGTCTGGATGTTGCCACGCTCCTTGAGGACCGTGAGCAGGCCGTTGTTGCGGGTGACGTTGTCGACGACCTTCTTGTGCTGGTTGCGCATGGTCGTCGTGACCATTTCGGTGAAGGTTGCATTCGGCGATGGCATTGGGTGCTATCCTTAGTTTGCGTGGTTGCGCCGCCAGATCGCGCGCAGATCGTCATCAAGTGACGCGCGCGCAGCCGCCGGCATCGTGCTTCCGTTGACGTTGATCGCGCCGGCCCGTCTGGCTTGGCTGGCGGCCTTCTTGGCCGCATCCAGGCGCTTGGCTTCGGCTTCCGCCTGCTGCTCGGCCAACAGCTTCTGCCGCGTGGCGGGGTTTGCCCACCTGGCGCGGTCATAGGCCTGCTGGATCACGTCTTGCGGAGGGAGGTCGGGGTTTTCGGCCTGCACCTGACGAATGGAAAACGCCATCGTTTGCGCGCCGATTTCCGACCAGTCCGCCTTCGTGGCAGCAAAGTCGTCGATCATCTTGACGTAATGGTTGAGCTGGGACTGCTGCTCGGCCTGCTCGCGACCGATGACCTTGTGTCCGATCTGATCCAGCTGCTGCTTCAACGCCACGATTTCAGCTTGGAGAGCGTGGTTGCGCGCTTCCCATTGGCTGGTCTGCGGGTCTTGCTGGGCAAACGGATCTGAAAGTGACGCGAGGTCGATACCCTTCTGCTGCGCGATGTATTTGATGAAGCCCACCGCGTCGCGCTCAAGCATCTGATCCGCAGCGAACAGGTTCCTGACGTACGTCGCGGGATGCTCGTTGGCTTGTCGAATGCGATCCATGTGAGGCGCGATGACCTCATGGACCGAGTCGAACGCCTTGGCCTTTGCCCCGAGCTCGGAAATGGCCGTGTGCGCTTCGGCCTCACGACGGGCAACAATCTGTTGCACATCGGGAGGCAGCTGCGCCCATTTGGCTTTCGCGTCAGCCGACCAAGACTGCGGGGGAGGAATGGCCGGCGCTTTGGGCTGTTCCGGTTTCCCCTCCACAGGGGGCTTTTGGTCATCGGCCTGCCCCTCAGCAAGGTTGGGGGCGTTGTCTTTGAGTGCCGGCTTGCCGTCCTTGGGGGCGTACCGGCCGCTGTCGTCGCGAGGCTTGTTGATCTTGCGGAACGTCTTGCGCAGCTCGTCGTCGAGCTTTTCCTCAGATGAGCGCTCGTCCGTCTTCTCCGCACCCGATTCCGCCGGCTCTGGCTTGGCCGCGGGCTCGGTCTTGGGTGCATCTTGGGCAGGGGGTGGCGTCGTCTCGGGCTCTGCCGAAACGGTGGCGTCCGCAAGCTGGTCCATGGGTCCTTACTCGTTCAGGCCGAATGGCAGTCCGCGCTTCTCGCAGAACCGCTTGTTCTTGAAGCCGCGCGGCCGTTTTCGCGGCTCAACCTCGACACAGTCGTTGCGTGCCAGATCCTCGCGACGGTGCGACCTGGACGTGATCGGCTTGCCGTCAATGGGCGAGGCGTACTCGGGGATGTCGCGCATGACATACGGCCGGCAAATGCGATCAACCTTTGTGCTCAGCGGCTCGCCGGTGCGTTTCTCGACAAACTCACCATTGCGCCAGACAAACGTGCCTCTCATGCGCGCCCCACACCGTTCGGCATCATCGCCTTCTGCTGCGCCGCCTGCAGACCGAACGCCGTCTTTTGCATGTCGGCTTGAGCCTTCTGCTGGTTCATTGCCATGTCGATCTGCGCCGACTGCTGCTTGACGCCCAGTTCCATCTGCTTGGCCTGCATGTCCATGCCATGCAGCTCTTTCTTCATGCCCAGTTCCTGCTGACGCGCCTCAGCCTCCATCTGCGCCTTCATGATCTCCGGGTTCTGTTGGGCCTGCTGTTGCTGCTGCTGTTGCCACTGCTGGACGAGCTGCGGGATCTGGTCGAGAGCGTCCTCGGCCTGCTTGCCCAGATCGAACTTGCGCGCGAACGACGCATAGACCTCCGTGAACATCGGCAGCAGCGCCGGCACGGTCTGCACGATCCCTCCGACCGCTTGAGCAAACTGCGCCGTGCCTTGGATGAACTGCGACATCTGATCGAGATTGCGGGTCACATCGCCGCGAATGGTCGAGTCTGTCTCGATGTCGATGCGGTAGGACCGCATGGCATCCGACCGCAGCAGTTCCTCAACCTTGGGATCCATCTGCAGGCCGGTCATGATCGAAAGGTTTTCAGAGCTGAAGTGCCGGCAGAACACCGCCGCCTTCATGCGGAACAGATCACGGGCGACGCGGGCCACTTCCTTCTGCAGGTGTTGAATTCGAAGCCCCGCGTACTGCGCCTTGATCTGCTGTGCTGTGGCGGTCTCGTTAGCTTTGCTGGCGCCGCGCACGATGTCGGCCAGTCCAGTGACCTCGTAGATCGTCTGCTTGATGGCATCGCGCTGCGTGTACAGCTCACGCAGGGCCAGCACCGTCGGCTCCATCGGCATGTGGGCGATGGCCTTTTCCAGCCCGCCCGAGCCCTGCGCAAACCGCGTGCTGTCTGTCGCCGGCAGGTAAGTGCCGTCCTCTGCATCTTGCAGCCGGCTCAGGTCCGCCTTCAGCTCTGCATCGTAGATGCCGCGAACTCGAAGTTGTTTGACCAGGCGCGTGATGCGCTTGGTCACAACGTCCAGCTCCTCGATCAGGGGCGCGTAGATCGTGTAGGGGCAGACCGGCGTAAGGCTCGTCTCGCGCATGACCGGCTGCAACGGGCGCGGCACAGGGAAAAATCCTGGAAGCTGCAGCGGGTCGGGCTCAACCCTGAGCGGCTTGCTGGCCTTCTGATCAGTGATGAAGATCACCAGACCTCGGCGGCGATCCCAGATCTCATAGACCTTGCCGGTCTTGAAGATGCCGGCATCCGGCTTGGCGCTGAGGTCCTTCTTTTCCCCGCGCGCTTCACCACTGAGCGGCACCTCATCGTCGCCGGGTTCGTTGGGCTCGCCGGTGAGGTTTTCGATCTCCTCTTTCGTCAGGTCGTGCTCGAAAGCGATCCACGGCACCGTGTCCCATGTGCGGGCCGGGCCGCGAATGAAGCGGTCCCAGGGCACGACCTCGCACGCCACTTCCTCGTAGCCCTTTTCCTCGACCACCTCACCAGTCATGGGGTCTTGGGACTGGCGCCACTGCGGCTTGTAGCGGATACGCACCAAGCCGCGGCCGACAACCAGCGCGGCTCGAGTCATGCCGCGCATGGTGTTGTCAAAGTCGTACTGGTCGACGGCGTAGCCGAGCGAGCGCTTGATGATGTCCACGCCCATCTTGGAGATGGGATCGGGGTCATCGTAGCGACGGCGAATGTCCGGGATCGGTGTGGAATTGTACGCCGCCGGGATCATCGTCTCGATGTTCGAGTGGTAGATATTGAACGAGATGCGCTGTGCCGTCTTGCCCGTTCCCGTCTCGCCCCCTTCGTAGATCTCAAGGGCGTTGGTCGCTTCCTTGCGCCATGCGGACTCATCGTCCTTGGCCTTCTGGATCTGCGCCAGCCAGATGTCGACGGGCTCCATGCCCGCTTCGAGGGCATCGCGCTCCGATACGATCATCTGGCCGCCGTCCGCGTTAGCCATTCGCGGCTAGCCTCTTGCGACGCTTCATCTTGATGATGTCCCTGACGCTCATGTTGCTATGGATACGTCCGTCTTCGCGGACCTCGAACACAAGGTGCTCGGTCTTGGGCTTATCGTCGGCGGCCGCTGTGTACTCTTTCCAGGCCATCGCCATGTAGCGGAAGGCGTCGGCGCAGTGCGACGTCCAGTCATGGCGCGGCTTGTCGTCGAACACGAGCGCATCCTCGTCGTACTCACTGCGATACTGCCGCAGCGCGTCGAGGCCGTACTCGGTGCGCGTCTTGTCAAACCAGCAGAACGGCAGCGTCTGGCGGACTGCGTTGATGCCGTCCATCAGCGTGTGATGGGGGACCAAGCGTGGCTTGCGCCCTAAGCTCTGCAGCGTTTCAACTCGAGTTCGTCCCGTGCCCAGCTCACGCACTTTGGCGTCGTGCGGCACCCAATCGTCGCCGTAGGTGTACCCCTTGGCTGCCAGCAGCCCCACGTAGTGCGGCAGGCTTTTGCCGTGGTCCTCGACAAAGTCGATCAAGCGGATCTCGCGCCCGATGATCTGGAAGAACCAGATTGCCGTGCTATCGCCGATGCCGAGATCCCATGCTGTGTGCACGGGTAGCATCGGGTCCACCAACACGTCCCGAATGCGGTTCGTCTCTCGGACGGCAATCAGCTCCTGCACATAGTAGGCGCCTTCGAAGACCGTCGCGAACGCGCCTTCCCAAATGTGATCGTATTGATGAGGTCGGGCCGCCTTGTCGCGAAGGCGCGTGCGCTCCAGGACCTCCGGAAACCACGGATTGTCCCGCCAGTTGATCTCGCAGATCTTCACGCGCGGATCTGGCGGAGCATCGCGAAACCGCCTGTGCGTGGCGCTGCGCTTGCTCTCGGGATTCCATGTGACCCACAGCTCGCTGTCTTCTTCACGCAAGGTTGGGATCAGCTTGACCCACGCTTCTTCGGTGACGGGCTCAGCTTCATCGACCCAACACAGCAGAATGCGCGACTTCGACTTGATGCTGTCTAGCGACCGATCAAGGCCGGCGAACTTGTATGAGATCCGACCCGACTTGGTCCGGATGTATTTCTCGCCGATGTCGAACGACACATGGAGCCACGGCTCGGACCGGATGGCTGCCTTCACTTCCTCGAGGGACGAGTCGTCCAGCGAGTTCATGAACTGGCGACCGCACAGAATGATCCCCTCGCGGCCCGCCATGTCCCACATGTAGGCGCGGATCGCGGTCATCTTGGCGAATGATCGCGTTTTTGCAGAGCCGCGGCCACCAAACGCACCGCGGACGTCCGCTACTCCAGTGAACAAGTTGATCAGTTTCGGCGGCAGCTCAATCCGAGCGGTTGCCATGTGTCGGCGCTACCAACTCAACCCGATTGACAGTCTGCACAGGGCTGTCGGGATCGCCTTTGTGCTCGACCGTCTGCAGGTCGGGGAGGACTTTCTTGAGTAACCCGAGACCTGCGGATACCTGCGTTGGCGACATTTCTCGTTTTCCTTCAACGTGCTGGAGCAAAACGTTGAGGATGTTCGAGTTCGCGATTTTAAGTCGGTGAGCTTCCGACATCACGAAGCCGCGTGGCCGTCCTCGGCCGCGTTTGGCTGTGGCTGTCATGTGTTACCGTTGTTTAGAACCGGTTGCGGAACAGATAGTAGGCGCCCATGGCGTAGGCGAGTTCGGTCCATCCGAGCGCATTGACGCCAGGGATCTGCAGGCCAAAGGCGGGCGATAGAGCGGCGAGGATGAGCCCGAACGCGGCGAGGTCAACGATGTGCCCACCGAGCCACCCGACCTTGCTGACGGTCTGGTTGATGATGGGCTCGATGCTGTTGGGCTGAGACATCAGGCGGCAGCCTCTCTGACTTTGGCCATGAGATGGTCGAAGCGAGCATCACGCTCGCGGATGACGGTGTGGCGAGCATCGGTGGTGGGCTGGCTCTGCGTGTGATCCTGCCGGCCGGCGAGGTCGGGCATGGCGATCTGCAGCAGCAGCGGGGCGAGGAACGTGGTGAACAGCGCGATGACGGCGCCCAGAATGATCTGAGTCCAGCCCACAGCGGTGGCAGACGGCTCGATCTCGCCGGTGCTGATCTGGGCGAAGCCGATCGACTGGTTGATGATCTTGGAGCTGCGGTAGCCGGTGGCTGCGACCGTGTCGACCTTCTGGTCGAGGATGCGCTGGGTGGCCTCGATGCGCTTGGTGAGGTCGGCCTGCTGCTCAATGACGGCGATGCGGCGCTCCAGAGCGTTGCGCTCGTTCTGGAGGCGCTCGCATTCGGCGCGGCAGCCTGCGGCCCGGCCACGCTTGCCGGCGCGCTCGGCCTCGATGCGCTCATTGAGCGTGGCAAGCTCGGAACGAAGCCCATCGGCCTTCACGCTGGCGGCCCAGGCATTGGCGCTGGTCAGCTCGATCAGCTGCTTGCGCCACAGGTCGAGGTTGGCCTGCTCGTTCTTGCGGTTCTCGCGTAGGGTTTCGAGGTTGGCGTTGTGCACCATCGTCTGCTGGGTGTCGGTGGCGCGCGAGCCGACCGTGTAGCCGAAGTGGGTGGTGTACTCGCCGATGAGGCACATGACGCCGGCCGCTGTGATGATGCCGGCGACCAGCGGGCGGCCGCGAGCGCGCATCATGTCGGCACCGCTGAACGAGATTGCGCCGGCGACGCCGAGCATGGCGAGCAGAAGGCCGTGGGTGTAGCTCATGGCGCGGCCGTACTCGAACGACATGGCGACGCCGCAGACGAGCGAGATGAGGCCGGCGACGAGCGCGACCCGCTTGATGGTGTTCTCGGCCAAGGATGCGTGCATCTGCGACCTCCGGTGATGAGGTACGCGGTACAGCGGTTGTTCAGGATCGATGAGATATGGTGCTTGCGTACTGCGTAGCACCAAACGAAACGGAGCCCGGCGAAGGTATCGCGTGCGGGCTCCGTCACAGTTTCATCAGCGTGCCACACTAAGGCCGTGATTTGGTTCACCACGTCAAGGGCCTCGAACAAAGCCGTAATGGACGGCAAGACGATAGGTGCCGGTGCGCAACAACTGGTTCGCAGCGCCGATCGCAGCCGCCTTGGTGCGCTCCATGCCGATCTCGCGGCCGATGCGCTCCAGGTTCCACGTCGTGAGGACGGCAGCGGTGATGGCGCGGATGACGGTCGGGCACCCCATCGCCGTGTTGGCCTCGCGAACCTTGAACACGCTGGCGGCGCGGATGTCCTCACTGGACCACGGTGAGTTGTCAGGCCCCTCGAACGCCCGGCCGTATCGGAACAACGGGATGTGGATGCACTCGGCGGCTTCGAGGTGCTTGGCAAACATCTCAAATGAGCTTTTCTGCTCGCTTGAAATCTTGCCGTCCGCGCACATCCGGTCGATGACCGACGTTGCTCGGTGATGCTCCCGCTTGGTCTTGCGGTCGGACTGGGGGGTTTCCCAGTCGGTGTGCTTGGCCAGGCGCTCAGGCGTGGGCGCGATCGTGTCGGTCATCGCCATGTCTCCTTGTGCACAACGTCGGAGGGCGTGATCGTCCAGCATCCAAGCCGAGCGAGAGCCCGCGCCTGCTCTGCAATCGTCCTTCTCATCATGTCGACATATGCGTCTTGTGGGTCATCCCGCATCGCCTCTCTCACGACGGCCTCCACGTGAGCCAGGACGATGGGCTCCCTTCGAAGCTGGTGCGCTTCGATGAGGTCGAACACGGCTTTGGCGATCTTGGCTTCTGTGGTCATCGGTTGAGGTGCCTATCTGCTGCAAGGAGGCCGACGAACACGATGAGCCACAGCACGATGTCGAGAGCGGAGATGGTGCCCCAGTCGAGAGTCACGGCGCGTACCTCAGCACGATAGCCAGGATGAACAGGTAGGCCGCGCAGGCGGCGATGAGGTCCCAGGGGTGGATCATGCCGCGCCCATCAGATCGATGAGTGATTGTGAACCGGCCGATGATTCTGCTGCTATGCAGTTCGCGACTGCCTGATCGTAATATGTCCGTTTCAGTTCAGCCCCGATCGCCTTCCGGCCCATTTGCAGGGCGACGTAAAGTTCAGATCCAATGCCAGCAAATGGGCTGTAGACAACGTCGCCAGGGTTGGACCATAGATCAAGGCAACGACGGATCACCGTCAATTGCAGCGGCGAGATGTGCCGCTCGTCTTTCTGATCGCGCGCCTCTTTTCGCGACAACACGTCGCTTTGCG